GCCCAGGGCTGGTTTGAATCGCAAAAGGCACTGGTGTCCTCGATTGGCAAAGATGCCGAGATCTTCAAGGGCGGCGCTGGCATGTACAACGGCATCCTGGTTGACGAGATGGAAACCTGCGTCAAGTTCTCGGACTTTGGCAGTGGGGGTGACCTGCCGGCAGCGCGTTCTTTGTTTCTGGGCTCCAACGCGGTCGTTACTGCGCATGGCACCAAGGGCATGGCGGACGGCATGTCGGTCAGCCTGGACGAGGATACGGATGACCGCAAGCACGATCACATCCTGTTCTTCGAAATGATCTTTGGCGTCGACAAGACCCAGTTCAACGGCATGGATTACGGGATGATCACCGTCGATTCTGCTTTTACCGCCGCTGTTTAAGGAGAATCGACATGGCACTTTACCAATCCAAACAAGTCAAGGCCGGTGTTTGCGCTGCCAGTGCAGACGAAGCCAATGACCTGATGGCCATTACCGGTGAGTTTGTGGTTCCGGCCGCATTGGCGGTGAACGACGTGATCGAGTTCGGCGCTTATCCAGCTGACACCATTGCGCTGGACCTGATTGTGGCAACGCAAGACCTTGATACCAACGCCACACCGACCCTGGTGCTGGACGCTGGCATTCTGAGCGGTGACTATGCCAAGGCAGATTCAAGCCGAACCTGTGGGGCTGAGTTCATTGATGCCACTACCGTGGGCCAGGCTGGTGGCGTGGCACATGCTGCTGTGGCAGCAGGGCTGCTGAGTGCACCGAGCTTGAGTGACAGAGGCTTTGGCCTCAAGGTGAAGGCTGCGGCTGCGACGCTGACGGTGGGGGCCCGGATTCGGGTGACCCTGATGGTGGCACCACCGCCTTTGAGCATTGACGCTGTTTGAGCATGGGCAAGCGCCAGATTCTTCAACTGAAGAAGCAGGGGCTGGAGCAACTGATGCTGGAGCCACAGGGCGAAACCCCTGAGGTGCAGGCTGAAACTACCGTGGGTGGGGAAGCCGTGCCGGTGCGGGCAACGGATCGGGACTTTCCGAACCGGCTTAGTGGTGGTGCTTTGCGGGAACTGGCGCATCAACGTGGTTTGGCCAGGTCATCGCTGGACAGCATGACCGACACCAAGATTCGTGAACAGTTGCGCTACATCTTGCAGCGCCAGTATGAAGAGCCATGATCTGGTCTGACTTCTACCCCTGGGTGCTGCCCAGCGTGCCGGGGTGTCCAAACCCCACACTGGATTTGCACATCAGGCAGGCTGCCATCGAGTTTTGTCGCAGGACGCTTTGTTGGGTTCGCACGCTGGACCCGGTTGATGCCAATGGGATGGATATCCGGTTTGATCTGGATTTGCCGAGTCAGACTCAGGCTGTGAAGTTGATGGCTGTGGCGGTCAACGGGTTGGCATACCTTTTGGTGGATACCCAGCGCGGCTTGCAACGGGTGCGCCAGGGCAGTGGGGCAGATTTCTCATTCACCCAGGACAAGCTGACGCTGGATGTGCATCCGCTGCGCGCTAGGGGCAACAGCATTGAGGTGGACATGGCGCTGGCGCCGAGTTTCAACGCCGGCAGCATCGAGACCGATGTGGCGAGCCCATATTTGCGGGAGATCGCTCAGGGTGCATTGGCGACTTTGCAGATGATGGCGGGGGTGGCGTGGTCTGATCCGGTTCTTGCCGGCACGAACAAGGCGCTGTTCAATCAGCGTGTGGCGACGGTGGCGATGCACTTTGCGCGGGGGCAGGGGGCGGCGAAGTTGGTGAGTTCCCGGACTTATTGCTAACGGGCTGACTCAAGATCTATTCGATCTTTGGTCAAATGCCACTCATCACGGCGTCCATGGCCGCGATGATGTCGCTGGCACGATCCCGAATGGATGCGATTTCTGTTTTGAGCAGGCGCTTGTCAAGCGGTGCAGCTTCAAAGGGCACCAGCATCAGGTTCTTGCGACGTACGGTGAACACAGGGCAGAGGCGCTGCGGTAATTCTTTGGCGGCCAACGAAGTTACTGCGAGCGGTACCACCATGCGCGTTGCCAGACTACTCAGCAGATTGCTTTGAATGTCGACCACAAACGGGTACTGGTCCCGCATGCGTGGGCTCGGATTGTCGTAAACATCGAATTGCATGCTGCCTACCAAACCCGCAGATCGTCACACCACAGACCATGGGCTTGGAAACGGGCGTTTTGCTCTGCAATCCAGACTCGATGCGCTTTTTCAAACTGGACCTTTCGCTGTACCAGGGTCTTGCTCTGCGCGGCAGTCTGCAACGCCTCGAACTGCTCGGCCGACACAATCACTGTGTCGATGTATCCATCTTTTTCAACAAAAACCGGCCTTGTTTTAGCCTGGGCGCAGATAGCCCCGAACCGATTTTTGGCTTGGGTAGCTGTAACTTGCATGGCAAGACTCCGTGGATTGATGTTTAGCTATTTTAGCTAAATTTAATTGTTGTGGATTGATTGTCCACAGCCTCGCGCAGTGCCTTGCCGGGTTTGAAGCGGACCGTTCTTTTCTCGGGAACGGCAACACTTTCGCCGTTGCGGGGATTGCGACCGACCCGGGCTGCACGGTGGCTCACCGAAAAACTGCCAAAGCCACGGATTTCTATGTGATGGCCGGCCACTAATGCATCTTGCAGGGCATCAAGCAGGGTGTTGACGGCAAACTCCGTATCGTTTTTTGTCAGGTTGACAAAGCGCGCTGCCAATTCGTCGATGAGGTCCGAGCGGTTCATGAGCCAATCGTAACTTGAGAAAATCTCGACTTGGCTTACGGAGTCGATCCTATGTGGGTGGAACTGGAGGTGCCAGAAAGCAGGTGAGATCATTCGGTCTTCCCGATGCCTTCCATTCAACGCCTTGGCGCTACGCCGGGGTGGAAATGTCACCGGCGTTTGTGTTCCTGGATGTGTTCACCCATTCACTTGGCAATTTTGAAATTGATGTTTCCATCGTCGCCGACATGAAAGGAAATGCTACCGTCTGCGTTTTGACGAACTTGCGCGTTTCCTTGAGTTTCCATGAACGCTCCAGAACCTGCTGTGATGGCGGTATTGTTCGTGGTTAGGGAACTATTGTTTCCGACAATTGCGCCACCTTGAACGCTTCCAAACGTTAGGCCCTGACTTCCATGCAGGTGTGATTGCTGAATGACGAGAAAGCCCTTCGTCGCTAAGGCGCTTATTACTGTTTCGGCGCGCATGGAGATGCCATACATGTTTATACGGTTCTGAATTTCCTGCTCGACTTGCTGCGTATTCGCAGACTTCCCAGCAAGACCCTTTAGGAGGTCGTAGATCGCATTTGTTGCGAGTCCTAGCCCGAGTTGTCCGAGAGTGGCAAGTAATGCGTCCATGATGTCTCCTTTTAGTGATTGGAATAGCTAATGTCGTGGGGATCATCGGCTACGCAGGCGGCAAGTCGCCCACAGCGCGTCACACCTTCAATATTGAAATACGACAGAGCGATTCTGATCGTCAATTTGTGAATTTCATATCCCCCGTTTGGGGGATATGAAAGGCGCATATCGATGCCTGACAGGATCGGAATCAAGCTAATTGACCGTCAAGTTGCAGGTCATTGTGCTGATGGCCCGGTGCATCCCCGCTCCTGCCGTTGACTCCGACAAATTCCAGGCGATTCTTGCTGCATTCGCAGTAGGAATTGCCATGACCATCACCGCCCAATCGATCATTCACCGAGCCACGGACCTCTTGCAGGACCAGACTTCGGTGCGTTGGCCTGCCAATGAGTTGGTGCGCTGGCTCAATGACGCGCAGCGTGCTGTCATCAAGGTGCGTCCTGACTCGATGAACACCACAACGGCGTTCCGTTGCTCGGAAGGCAGTCGCCAGACTTTGAAGAGTTCTACTGCAACCGCTGGCACAAGTGCGCTGGCCCCGGCGCCGGCCAAACTGATTGAGATTACCCGCAACTTGGCGGCGACTTCTGCCAAGAAGGCCGTGCGCGAAGTGGCGCGCGGCATCATGGACGCGCAAACACCGGGCTGGCACAACCTGCCGGCAACCGTGGACATTCAGCATTTCATGTTCGATCCGCGGGACCCGTTGACCTTTTACACGTACCCGCCGGCCACCTCTGCAGCGGAACTGGAACTGATGTACGCCGCCTACCCGACGGACATCACGGAACCGGCTGAAGGCACAACGTATACGGCGGTCATTGGCAGCCTGAGCCTGCCCGATATCTACGCCGATGACGTACTCAATTTGATTCTGTACCGGGCCTATTCCAAGGACTCGGAATACGCCGGTAACGCAGAGCGTGCATCCGGTTACATGCAAATGGTCACTGCTTCGTTGGGTGCGGAAATCGCCGCAACGATGGCTGTGAAACCGCAGATGAAACCCGGCATGACCGCTTAATTTCTCAGGAGTAAATCATGACCCTCAATACGCAAATTGCAGACGCCACCGTCAACGCCCAAGCTAACGCATTGGCCGCGCTGTGCAACTCTGGCCTCATCAAAATCTATGACGGCACTCAACCGGCAACGGCTGACACCGCCACTTCCAGCAACACCCTTGGCGTGACGCTGACGTTCGGCGCGACAGCGTTCCCGAGTGCAGTTTCTGGTCTGTTGACGGCCAACGCCATTACCAGTGGCACGGCGGTCGCAGCGATCACGCCGACCTGGGCTCGGGTTTTCAAATCCGATGGCACCACGGTGGTGATGGACGTGTCTGCTGGCGCTTCTGGTTGCAACTTGACCATTGGCCCGTTCACGGCGGGTACTGTGGTTT